ACCATTGTATTTTTTAAGAATATATTACTAAGTGTCTTTACCTTTCCTGATTCCTCCGGTACTAAATAATGGGCGTAAATATCTTGGACGCTCATTGAAACTAGGTTAATTTGTTGATTCTCCACTTTAACCGTGTCAATATTATCGTCTCCATATGCGAATTGTACGATTTTATTCTTGTTTGTTCGAACAGTCATATCATACGACACCATCAAATCCTCGAGACCTTTAATTAATCTTCTTTGGATATAACCAGTTGTCGATGTCTTGACCGCAGTATCAATTAAACCAACACGACCACCCATCGCGTGGAAGAATAATTCTTGAGGTGTCAAACCATTAATGTAAGAACTTTCTACGAAACCACGGGCGTTTGGTGAGTCGTCGTATTTTGTAAAATGTGGCAATGTTCTGTGTTCAAACCCATAAGGAATGCGCTTTCCATCCACATTTTGTTGACCCAAACAAGAAATCATAAACGAAATATTCAAGTCTGAACCTTTGGAACCAGCGTTGACCATTGTTACAAATCTATTATTCTTGTTTAAACTCTTTAAACCTATCTTACCTGCTTCTGATGTTGCTTGATTCAAAATATTATTCACTTGTGTCTCAAATTCTTCTTCATTTGTCTTTCCTGTATTGTTTTCAAATATACCAATTTGAGTTTGGTCTATTAAATTTTTAACATCATTCTTCTTTTGCGTAATGACTTTGACAATTTCTTCGTTTGTTTTTTGATCCGAAATCAAATCACTCACGCCAACACTAAATGCACTCGATTTCATGTACTCTGTTACAACATTTTGTAAATCATCAATGAATTTAGCAGACAACATATTGCCAAAATCGTTACACGTTCTATGAAGAAGACCTTTTGTTCCGGCACCTAATACACCCTTGTCCATCTGTCCTCTAATGTATGTACCGTTTCTAATTTCTAGTACAGCATTTGACGTTTTGGCGTCATCTTTGTCCTCCTTGAACGCCTTTGTCTTGTACTTCATTGACAAGGGCGGCATTATTTGTGTTAATATGTCAAAATTTGTAATCCCTTTGTCACTCTCCGCGTTCTTTAATAACTCGTGTTCGTTTACTCCATTAAACATCATCAATATATTCATTGCGTCCCTTGGACTAAAATTTATATCCGGTCTTGTGAATTGATAGCAACCAAGCATTGAATCTTGATAAATACCAATAATTGAACTATTATTTGCCGGACTTATTATCTGATACGGCACAGCTGCCAAATTTTTTAACTCCGCCTCGGACTCCGGGTCCTGTGGCATATGTAAATTCATTTCCATGAATATCCTTACCATTTCTAGTAAGGTCGGAATACACCTTAAGCTTCATCAGGTTGGTTAAACCATCATTTGAAACCCATAACCATCTACTCTCTGAACCTTTCCCATGCTCTTACCATAACGAGTTTAGGGACTTGGCTGCTGATTATCCAATCCATTCACTTTTTTACCATTGTGTTCGTCAATTAAACGAGTTCCTCTGAAATCTTTCGAAATCAGAGTGGTAGTGAAGGCTCTAAGGAACTTCCAGTCAATTTGGTCATGTTGCTAACTGATTTTTTAAATTTTTTATAAATTCTATTGCACATTTTTTACTTTCTTCTAATGTAATATGAACACCTCCAAAATCTGCTTTATTTCTATCTATATATACATACCATCCATATTGTTCATTGTGTTTTTTTAAAGGTTTAATATATTTATCAATGTCATCATCTATATGTTTTACATCTTTAAATCTATCAAACTTTTTATCTTTAAAATAATTAATAACACCATTTGACACACGTTTTTTGCTTTCATCACTATGAGTAAACACATTACCTCCATTTTTTAGATTATAACCATTAGGAAATAAACTATTAAATTCTTTAATATAATGAGTTTCTCTTTCATCAGCATTTTTAATTTCACAACATTCTATTAATTCAACAACAAAATCAGCAACACCATATTTTCTTATGGCATTATTTAAATAATGTGATTGATTTTTTTTTGTTGAAAATGCTTCTGATATATGACATCTAAAGCGTCCTTCATGTCCATATGGTCTATATCTTTTATGATTTAATATATGTGAAACTGCTTGTCCTACATATATCTTATCAGTAGTAAGATTTGTTATTTTATATATTTCACAATATCTTTCGGTTGGATTGTCTAAAATTTTGTTTGATAGTTCTAAATGTTTTGATAGTTCCATTTTATATTATACGTATATTTTTATTTATGTTATTTTAGAATTTATTATTATTTATTAAATCAATTAACTAGGGAGTTGCACGCTTTTCACGCTCCCTGTTGGGGACAAAATGTTAATTTACATATGTCTATCCCCGTCAAACGGTTGTTCCCCAAGGTTTCCCAAGGGGCCGGACTGTATCTTAAGCAGATTCAGGTTAGTTACACCATCATTATCTACCGACTTCCGTTCAGTCTCTGAGTGCCTTCCATATCCTTACTATAACGGACTTAGAAAGTAACACTGCGGATTGCCCAATTCTTTACATTATTACCATTGGTTTCGGCTATTAACCGAGTTCCTCTTAATACCTTTCGGAATCAGAGTGGTAGTAAAGACTCTAAGGGGTTTCCCGCAACAAGAAATCTCGCCTCATAAAGAGACTAGGGAGTTACACGCTTTTAACGCTCCCTGTTGCTAACGTTGACAGTTGTAGTCTTTTTGTGACCATTTACATCACAAAAATTTCATCAGCATTGTATGGTTTGGTCTAACCATGATCCCCAAAGTTTCCCAAGGGGGCGGACTGTATCTTAAGCAAACTCCAGACGGTTAATCTTTCATTGTTCACCAACACCCGTTCAGTCTCTGAATGCCTTCCATGTCCTTACCATAACGGACGTAGGAAGTAACACTGCGGATTACCCAATCCTCCACATTATTACTATACCCGAGTTCTATCTCGGCCATCTGTATGTTTCCAACACAGACTTAGTAGTGGTTCTCTAGTTTATTAGACTAGATAGGCTCTAAGGGACTTCCCGCAACAAGGAGTTTTGCATCTACCTTTCTAAAAAGTAGACACTAGGGGGTAGAACGCTTTTAACGCCCCCTTTTGCCAACACCAGTTTATCGGCTACATTCATTCTGAAAGTATCACCTCGCTTCATAATCCGTGCGATATGACACATCATACTCATTCTGTGAAGAGTAGGTTGACGATTAAATAGAACGGCGTCACCGTCCATCATATGTCTGTGAACAATGTCACCCTCTTCGAGTACAATGGATTGTCTATCAAGATAATACCGCAAGGTAATAGATTCGCCATTTCTTTTCTCCAAAATTTTAGCGCCTGGCCAGTTCTCAGGACCATTTTGCACTAATTTTGTCAAAAACGCTTTATTAATTTTATTAACAATGACAGGTTTGGTGATATTTTTGGCAATTTTCATTGGAATACCAAGTTCTCTAATTGAAATATTAGGGTCCGCAGTGATAACTGAACGAGCGCTAAAATCAACACGTTTTGCCATTAGATTGCCTCTCATACGACCACCTTTACCATTTAATCTGTCTTTAATTGATTTCAAAGGTCTTCCTGAACGCTGCGCTACTGAAGCAACACCAGGAATTTTATTATCTACTTGCGTCGCAATATAATATTGTAACACAGTAGTCCAATCATCAATGACATTTACCGGAGCGTTATTTTGAAGTTTTTCCTGTAAAGTCTTATTGGTTTTAATAATATTCACCAAAATATGACTTAAATCGTCTTCTGATCTTTGCTGAGCGTCGTGTTTCACTGATGGTCTAACTGCGGGAGGCGGAACAGACATCACTTGACAAATCATCCAATCAGGTCTAGAATAAACAGGACTGAACCCCATAAATGAAATATCTTCGTCAGAAACTCTTTTCAATATTTTCAAAGTCATTTCAGGAGTGACTTTAATAATAATGGGTTCAGAGTCATCACCAGAACCTTCACTTTTCCACTCGGCAAATATAGTTGCTAATCCTTCTTTTCGAATTTTATTCGGTTGAAGGCAACCGCAACCATCTTCAATATCTTCACCACAGCGCTTAATTTTGCTTGCTAATGAAAACACATATTTCCATCGAGCGTCGCCTTGTAATTTCAGCGCTTGTTTATATTTCTCTTTGCTTACTAAGAGTTTGCTACATTTAAAACAAACACAACGTAAGCATTTTAATATAGTGCTTAAATATTGGATATAGAACACAGGACGCGCTAATTCAATATGACCAGCGTAACCAGGAGTTTGCATATAATCTAAACCATCAGTCGGACAAATTAATCCTGGTTCTAAAACTCCCATTCTAGGATCAAACAAACCACCAATAACTGGTTTATTATTTATATATGTATCGCGACTAGTTATCTCAGCCACAGATCCTTTTCTTATTTCATCAGGTGACAAAATACTAAATTGGATACCGATAACTTTCGCACAACTTTTCGGCATATTATTATTACTTGAGTATTTCGACATCTCTTATATTATTATACAATAGTTTTATATTGTTTTTTTTAAATCAATTTTTTTATTAAAGCGTAAATTTATTTTTCAATAAAAATAAAATTGATTTCGATTTAAAATTAAAATTATAAACTATAATAAGAAAGAAGAAATGCCAAGAGACAATCAAACTAAAATGAATAAGGATCAAATTAAACGTTCTAAAAAGGATGACGAGAAGCGTCGTAATAAAAAGAATAACAATGACTCAGATAGTGATGATGGAGATTATGAAAGTAATGATGAGATGGATGTTCACGAGTATCGCAAGTTTTTATCAAAAATATTTCCTTCTAAGCATTTGAGTAAGAAAATCAAAGCAGGTGAAAAATTAAAAAAGGTTATTGATATTCCCGATTCAAGCGACGAAGAAGAAGAAGAAGAATGGGAAACTGAATCAGATGAGGAAGAACTACCAAAGAAGAAGTCTAAATCTCAAAAAAAGAAGAAGATTGTTGAATCGGAATCTGAATCTGAATCTGAAGAATCGCTTGGAAGTGAAGATTCTGAAAGCGAAGAAGACGAAGATTCTGAAGAGGAAGAAGATGAAGAAGAAGCAGACAAAGAAGTAAAAGGATCAAATAAACTCAACATTATTTTCACAATTGGAGGCGCTAAAGATGAAGATGAGGAAGAAACTGAATGGTACGACGAAGAAGGTGAAGACTATGTTGATTCTGATGATGACACTGAAGACGAAGACGCAACAATGTCTTCATCTGAAGAAGAAGAAGATGAGGAAGACAAAAAAGTTAATAAAAAATCAAAGAAAACTAAATCTGTAGAAGAAACTAAAAATTCTGACAACGAAGCGTTGAATCAATTAAGACAACTTTTGGAGAAAAATCCAAAGGATAATTCGATTAAGAAATGTATTGCAGTATATGAAAAAGATTTGAAAACTCAAAAGCAAAAGCAGGAAAAACGTGAAAAAAAATATAAGGATAGAAACTTGAGAATATTCAGAAAAATAGTTAAAGATAAAAACACATCAAATGATTTCACATTTTATGAAAAACTGGAAATCGACGAACAAAAAAAGATAATCAAGGAACTACGAGAAATCAATAAAATAACAAGAATTGAGAAACCATATCGCATGACACTTTTAGAATCGCAAATACCAGTTCAATTTAAAGCTGCCGCAATGAAAAAGATTAATTCGTTGCGATATATGGAACCAGGCAGTGGTGAATTTTACAAAATTAAAAACTGGGTTGATACTTTTATGCGTATTCCATTTGGAAAAAATGAAGGGTTGCCAATTAGCATAGAAGATGGTGTCGAAAAGTGTCACGATTTTATGGAAAATGCGCAGAAAACATTAGATGCGGCAGTTTATGGACTAAACGACGCAAAGATGCAAATAATGCAAATGTTAGGTCAACTTCTGACAAATCCAAAATCAATTGGTACTGCGATTGCGATTCATGGTCCGCCAGGCACAGGCAAGACCAGTTTAGTTAAGGAAGGAATTAGTAAGATTTTGAATAGACCATTCGCGTTTATTGCTCTAGGAGGCGCAACTGACAGTAGTTTCTTAGAAGGTCATGGTTACACATATGAAGGTTCGATGTGGGGTAAAATCGTACAAATATTAATTGATAGCAAGTGTATGAATCCAGTAATATATTTTGACGAATTGGATAAGATTAGTGATACGCCAAGAGGCGAGGAAATTGCCGGTATATTGACTCATTTAACAGATACATCGCAAAACTCGCAATTCCACGACAAATATTTTGCCGAGATCAATTTTGATTTAAGCAAGTGTCTATTTATATTTAGTTATAATGATGAATCAAAGGTGAATCCAATTTTGAAGGATAGAATGTATAGAATAAAGACAAAAGGATACAGTCAAAAGGAAAAGACAAATATATCAAGAAGTTATTTATTACCAAGAATTTGCGAGCAAGTGCGTTTCAATAATTCGGAAATAATTATTCCTGATCAAACTGTTCATTATATAATTGACAATCATTGTAATAAAGAAGATGGAGTAAGAAATTTGAAGCGTTGTCTAGAAATAATACATACAAAACTTAACTTGTATAGACTGATGAAACCTGGTTCAAACTTATTTGAGCAAGATATGTCTTTGAAAGTAGAATTCCCATTCACAATTACAAAAGATGTTGTTGACAAGTTAATAAAACGAGAAAATGATAATATTTCGGCGTTATATAGCATTTACTCTTAGATACACTTTATAAAAAAAAGTGGAGCAAAATATACTTTTATGACTATATAATAATTTAAAACAATTATCAAACACATTTAAATATTACTTTATAAATAATATAAACCAATATGAGTTTAAATTATTTTTTATCGTGTAAAAAAAATTATATAAAGATAATACAAAAATTAGAATATGTAATAGAAATCCTTGATGATATTAAATACAATTCTCTTTGTGAATTTCCGGATAATTGTGATGAAATAATGAATCAAACAGAAGATAAGGTTATTTTTAACGATAAAATAAAACATTTTAATGATTTGATAAAAATTTGCAATGAAAATTTAGAACAATTATGCTGTCATAATTATGTCGACGATGTTATAGATTCAGGTTTAGACCAGTCACAATCAATTACATATTGCACCATATGTGAAATCGTTAAAAACTAGATTATCTGCTTTACCAAAGGTTCGATTTCTCTTTAACCAAAGGTAGCGTCCGCTTTACCAAAGGTTCGATTTCTCTTTAAGTAGTTTCGCCAATTTATTATATAAAATGTTGCATTTTTTGAAAATCCAAGATTATTTTCCAAAAGTCATTTTTGGACATTTATTTTTGTCCATTTTTGAAAAATGAAAATACTTTTAGAATTTCGAAAAACGTGAAATTTTGAATGTTTTTTCTGAGACCATAAAAAAAATTAGCGTCACGTTACAAAAAAGTTTTTAAAAATTTTGTGACGATAAAATTTTTTTGAATTATTCTTTCAAATTAAAAGTATTTAGGAGATTTTTATATATAGGATTTATATAGGAATGTCTCCTACTGAAAAATCTCCAAAAATCTCCGCAAAATTTTATTGTGAAATTTGTGATTATAAATGCTTTAAACAAAGCGAATATAACAAACACATTTTAACTAGCAAACATCAAATCCTACAAAATCCTACATCAAATCCTACATCAAAAATCTCCAATAAAACATACATTTGCACTTGTGGTAAGATATATAAACATTCATCTACTCTATATGCGCATAAAAAAAAGTGTAATAATGAACAAAATATAATAATTGATGATGAATCTGATAAAATATTTGATTTTGATTCAATTGATAAAGACCAATTAATTCTAATGCTTATCAAACAAAATTCAGAATTAATAAAAGACACTTCTGAATTTAAAAATATCATGATGGAACAACAAAATATGATGATGGAAGTTATTAAAAATGGTACACATAATACTATACATACAAACTCTCATAATAAATCATTTAATTTGAATTTCTTTTTAAATGAGACCTGTAAGGACGCCATGAATATAATGGATTTTGTGAATTCAATAAAAATACAATTATCCGATTTGGAAAATGTTGGGAAACTTGGTTATGTCCAAGGCATTTCAAAAATAATTGTGAATAACCTAAATTTACTTGATGAGACAAAAAGACCTGTTCATTGTGCGGATTCAAAGAGAGAAGTAATGTATATCAAAGACGAAAATAAATGGGAAAAAGAAAATGAAGATAAAGCAAAAATGAGAAAGATGATAAAATATGTAACCCATAAAAATACAAAATTATTCAAGGAATTTAAAGAGAAGTATCCAGGATGTGAAAAAAGTGATTCCAAATATTCGGATCAATATGATAAACTCATTGTTGAAGCATTTGGTGGCAAAGGGAATAATGATGTTGAAAAGGAAGACAAAATCATTCGAAATATTGCGAAAAATGTTACGATAGATAAAGGTATTCTTTAATCAAGGGTTGACTCTGCTTTAAGTAGTTTCAACAATTTATTATATAAAATGCAACATTTTTTGAAAATCCAAGATTATTTTTGAAAAGTGAAAAATGGACAAAAATAAATGTCCAAAAATGAAAAATGAAAATACTTTTGGAATTTCAAAAAACGTGAATATTTGAAGTTTTTTTCTGAGACCATAAAAAAAATTAACGTCACATTGTAAAAAAGTTTTTTAAATTTTGTGACGATAAATTTTTTTTGAAAATATCTTATAAAATAAAAAGTATTTAGGCAGAATTTAATATTGCTAATATATATCAATGGATAGCAATGAAATTCTGCCAAAATTCTGCTCCAAATTTTATTGCGAAAAATGTCACTATGGAACAGGTAAGAAAAGTAGTTATGATGATCATTTATTGAGCAGCAAACATACAAAATCAATGATTAGCAATGAAATTCTGCCAAAATTCTGCTCTGAATTTATTTGTCAAAAATGTAATAAAAAATATAAGGATAACTCTGGTTTATGGAGACATAAAAAGAAATGTAATATTGAATCAAATAAAGTTGAAGATGAAGAGTTTGAGTTGAACGATCCAAATGATTCAGTAGAATTAATAAAATATTTGATGCAAGAAAATTCAGAGTTTAAACAAATGTTAATAGAACAAAATAAACAAATGATAGAAATTGCCAAAAACGCTGGAACATATAATAACAATACTATACATACAAATTCCCATAACAAATCTTTCAACTTGAATTTCTTTTTAAACGAAACGTGCAAAGACGCCATGAATATAATGGATTTTGTGAATTCAATAAAAATACAATTATCCGATTTGGAAAATGTTGGGAAACTTGGTTATGTACAAGGCATTTCAAAAATCATCGTGAATAATCTAAATTTGCTTGATGAAACAAAAAGACCTGTTCACTGTGCGGATTCAAAGAGAGAAGTAATGTATATCAAAGACGAGAATAAATGGGAAAAAGAAAATCAGGATAAAGCAAAAATGAGAAAGATGATAAAATATGTCACACATAAAAATACCAAATTATTCAAGGAATTTAAAGAAAAGTATCCAGGATGTGAAAAAAGTGATTCCAAATATTCGGATCAATATGATAAACTCATTGTTGAAGCATTTGGAGGCAAAGGAAACAATGATATTGAAAAGGAAGACAAAATCATTCGAAATATTGCGAAAAATGTTACAATAGATAAAAATATATAGAAATTTCTTTACCAAAGGTCCGAAATTTCTTTACCAAATAGTATTTGTATTATGCCACCACATACCATCGCCCTTTTTAACATTATATAAAGCCCTGAAAATTTGAGAACGTGATAGAGGGACATTACACCGATAAACATCAAGAGGATGTGGGTTTGTATTTAGTTGCGCCTTAATTGCTTTTTTGGGTATAATTTGACGCATTTGAATAGTATAATATGTATAAAATTGTTTAAAGGATTGTGCTCTGTTTGGTGTTAACATATTTGTTTTTTCTTGATAATCTCTCAAATATTCTTCGCAAATGGCCAAACCAGATATATCAGCAACATCTTCGCCTATACTTAATGAGGCGTCAAATTTGATACCATCCCTCTCAGCAAATGTTTCGTATTGGTCTATAATATCATTTTGTATTTTTTTATAATGTTTAATATCTATTTCTGACCACCACTCATCTAAATTGCCTTCTTTATTATATTTTCTGCCCCAATCATCTAAAGCGTGTGACAATTCATGCGCTATTGTGAAACCAACATTTGCCAAGTTATACTCGATACCTCTTTCATTTAAATCTATAAAAGGTTCTTGTATATATCCAAGAGGTATATAAATTGAATTTGTAATTGGTGTATATGAAGCATTTACAACATAGGATTGATTACCTGTTAATTTAGCAGGATATTGTGTCCAATCCATAACTGGATAATCTATAACTTTTTTACCTACCAAATCCACAAATAGTTTATGTCTCCACATACCTATTGTTTTCATATTTTTATCTAAATTATTTGGATAATAATCTAAATCTGGATCATGTAATATATTAGATGGTTGGACAAATGTAAATTTTATATTTTCTAATTTTTCGATAGCACATTTTTGAGTTTTTTTTGACAACCAATTATTTCTTTTAATTATTCTTATAAATACTGTTTTTAGTTCTTCAGCTAAAACCTTAATATATTCTACTTTTTTGGCGTCATAATACTTTTTAACATATTCTTTTGTTAATAAACAGTTAAATGGGTAAGATAAAAATATAACAGTTGAAAGATTAAAATTTTGATAAACCGCACTTTCCTGCCCTCTTTGAAATTTACCAAAAAAATTAAAAAATATTTCTCTTGAACCGTTTGTTATTCTCGCTAATCTTCTATAAACTATTATTAACCAATATGCTCTCCATTCTTCACTATTCCATTCTTTCAACAATAAATCAGTACAACATTTTAAATAATTCAGATTTCTACAAATAAAAAAATCTGGTATCTTTGTAAATCCTAATTCTTTACAAAATTCGTCCCAATTAAAACCATATTTTTCCATTGCTTCATTTTTATAAATTCTATTATAACTATTAAAATCCGCATCATCTGTATTTTTACTATTACACACCAAAGCATTGAAAAATTTTATTTCAATATCATAAATAGTGTCAACATTAATATTATTAGGTCCAAGCATAAAATAAAATACTTTTTTATATGTTTTTTTTAATTCTCTTCTGTATTTTTCTTTATATTTTACATCAGTTCCATCATCAATATAAACTTTAAAATCAATTATATTGAAACTATGAGGTTCTAAATAACAAGCGAAAACATTGGAGTTCTTTTCATCTGGTTTAATTGTCCAAAAAAAAGGAGCAAATGTTCCTATAATTTCATAATTATTTAGAATAGCTAATAATTTCCATAAATTTGTTTTATCTTTTCTTAATTCGTCTAGTAAAATAGTATATTCTTTGGCTTGTTTAATGCTGGCCTGTTTTGGATTATATTGAAGTACTGATTTATAATAATTATTCAAATTTCTAGATGTTTTATTGTTATTATTTTTAATATACTCTTCAACAATTTCTTTTAATTGTTCATAAACTTTATCTTGAACTATTCTAAAATTATCAATTTGTGTTATATATTTTTGATTATCGGTTAGATTTGTATTTTTTAACCATAAATAATTAATGTAATTATAAAAATTAGAAACTGGTTTAATAGAAGATGGCGCAAATGGTCTAAAAAGATCCTTGGTAAATTTTTGTATAACTTGTTTATTTGTTGTAATTAACTGTTTTTTGTTTAAATTTTGGTCAAGTTCTTTTTCAAATGGTATTAAATTTACTAATGTTTCATTTTGTTTATTTTTGTATGTTTTTTTATTTTTGTATGTTTTATTATTTTTGTATTTATTTTTTTTATTTTTATGTGTTTTAGTCATTTATATTAAGTTATGATAATAATTATTATTATTTTATAATTATTATTATTTTATAATTATTATCGCATATATAATTTACCAAATAGTATTTGTATTATGCCACCACATACCATCGCCCTTTTTAACATTATATAAAGCTCTGAAAATTTGAGAACGTGATAAAGGAACATTACATCTATATTTATCAAGAGGATGAGGGTTTGTTTTTAATTGCGCAGACAACGCTTTCTTACCAATTACTTGCTTTTGTTGGAACGCAAAATAAACATAAAATACCTCAAACGACAAATATTTAATTGGTATTAAATCTTTATTATTTT